GCGCTATCTCGCGCAATCAAACCGGGCGACTCGGTGGTGCTGGGGGCCGACTACGAACTGATGCTGCTCTGATCACATGGGACTCTTTAATTTTTTCGATCGATTCAAAGCTTCAAGCGATGACCGATCGGCCTATGGCGACTTTTGGTTTGAGCCCGTTTCGGTTCGCACTGCCAGCGGAGCCCGTGTATCGGCTGACAGTGCCATGCGCTTGGCGGCAGTCTATGCTTGCGTGCGGATTTTGGCCGAGACCATGGCGTCTCTACCGATCGTGGTCTATCGCAGACGTCCCGACGGTGGCAAAGACAAGGACACCCAACACTGGCTCTACCGCCTCTTGGTTAAGCGACCCAATCGTTATCAAAATCCTTTTGAATGGCGTGAGATGCTTCAAGGGCATCTGGCGCTGCGTGGTAACGCTTACTGCCAGATCGTCACGAATCCACGTGGTGAGGTGGCCGAGCTCATCCCGATTCACCCCGACCGAATCAAGCTTGAATTACTCGCCAGTGGAGACTACCGCTATCGGGTAACCGACCGCTTTGGAAAAGAGTCGGTTTTATTGCGTGAAGAAGTCTGGCATCTGCGAGGGCTTTCGTCGGATGGCTTACTGGGTATGAGCCCCATTGAACTTGCTCGAGAAAGCCTCGGGATGGCATTGGCCGCTCAGGACTACGGTGCAAGGTTCTTTGCAAATGACGCCAAACCCACCGGTGGCTGGATTGAGTTTCCCGGGTCCTTTAAGGACGCTGAAGCTAAGCGTGTCTTTCGTGACTCTTACCAAGCGGCTCAGTCAGGAGCTAACCGGGGCAAGGTCCTGGTACTCGAAAATGGGATGAAATTTCATGAGGTGGGCGTCACCAACAAGGACGCCCAGTTCCTGGAGCTTCGTAAGTTTCAGATGACCGATGTGGCTAGGCTCTTTCGAGTGCCTCCCCACATGATCGCAGACCTAGATCGAGCGACATTTTCAAACATTGAACAGCAGTCCCTTGAGTTTGTGATGCACACGATGACCCCGTGGGCTGAACGCTGGGAGGCTTCGATTACTTCTGAGTTGCTTCTGGAGTCTGACGACTTGGAGGTGGAATTCAATTTCGCCAACCTCATGCGAGGCGATGCCGCAAGTCGATCGGCCTACTATCAAAGTGGCATTCAAAACGGGTGGCTAACTCGCAATGAGGCGCGCGTTGCTGAAAACCTTAACCCGCTCGATGGGCTGGATGAGCCGCTGCGGCCACTGAACATGGTGGAAGAACATGCGGTGCCGGATGTCGACGAGCCAGAGGAGCCGGAGTCGGCGGAGACGGAAGCGCCGGACATTGGAAGGCTTGATGCGCTAATTACCAGCACCGCTAACCGTTGGGCTAGAAGGCTTGCAAAGTCTAAGCAACTCGATGCCAATGCGAAAGCGCTGCTATCCGACGCATTTGCCTTGCCAATGACCCGAATAGAGCAATGGGCTGAACAAATACAGCTCTCGAACTTAACTGAGCAAGAGTTATCACGATCATTGATCGAGTTAGGAAAAAACCATGAACCGACAGCTACTCGTCGCTGAATTCTTAGCGACCCCGTGGGCCATGATGCCCGAGCGACTCAATGCCTTTGCTGCCGTAATCGGCAGGTGGTCTGCCGGCATTGCGCCGGCTGAAGATACCCTGGCAAAGATCGAGTCTGATCGGCAGCTGCGTGCTGAACGAAAGGCCTCCTTATCTGCAGGCGGTGGCTCCGGGATTGCCGTACTCCCGCTTTACGGTGTTGTGACCCAGCGTGGCAACATGGTCGATGATGTCTCTGGCCCTGGATCAACGAGTACGCAGAAGTTTTCCTCTGCACTGAGACAGGCACTTGCTGATGAGTCGGTTGGTCAGATTCTGATCGACATCGATAGTCCCGGCGGCAGTGTCTACGGGGTTGCCGAACTCGCTGACGAGATCTATCGCGCCCGGTCCCAAAAGCCGGTCGTTGCACTTGCTAATTCACTGGCGGCGTCTGCCGCGTACTGGGTGGGTAGTGCAGCCTCAGAGTTTTACGTTACGCCAGGAGGTGAGGTTGGCTCCATCGGCGTTTGGCAAGCGCACTTTGATTATTCAGAGGCTTTTGCATCAGAGGGCGTTAAACCCACGCTGATCTCCGCTGGCAAGTACAAGGTTGAAGGCAACCCATACGCTCCACTTGATGAAGAGGCGCTCGGCTTTATGCAAAGCCGTGTGGATGACTACTACGCGGCATTTACCAAGGCGGTCGCTAAAGGACGTGGCGTGTCACTCAGTGATGTTCGTGATGGTATGGGCCAAGGGCGAGTGCTCGGTGCCGATATGGCAGTCGAGCAACGTATGGTGGATGGGGTCATGACATTTGATGAGCTTTTAAAGACGATGTCTCGCGCAGCCAAAAAGAACTCAGGTGCAAACCGGCTTGCGCAAGCGAGAAACTCACTCGCGCTTGCTAGTGCCCAGTAAATAAGTATCACGAGGGCTTCGAAGGGCCCTAATTAATCGACCCAAAGGTCACCCTAAAACAAACCGCCGTCTGGCGGTTTTTTCATTTATGGAGATTTGAAATGAGTAAGAAACTTCGCGAGCTCCAAGCCCGCAAAGCCACCTTGGTGAAAGAGGCTCGCGCCCTGACCGAACAGGCGGCATCTGATAACCGCGATCTGACCGACGAAGAGGTCAGCGCATTCGACGAACTGAAGTCCCGTATCGAGGCTGCCTCAAGCGCCATCGATCGAGAGGCTTCGCTAATTGCCGAGGAGGCATCCATGGCTATGACTGACACGGCAGAGGCCGCATCCTTTATCACCGTGACTGACAACCGTGAGGCAGATCCTGCCCATGGATTCAGGACCGTTGGTGAGTTCATGCAGGCAGTATTTCAAGCCGAGAAGCCTGGCAAAGCACCCGATGAGCGATTGCTGATTGGTCGCTCGGCCGCTGCGCCTGGCTCCTTTGCCAACGAATCTGCGGGCCAAGACGGTGGATTCTTGGTCCCGCCTCAGTTCTCTCAGCAGATTTTTAAGCTCTCATTGCAAGAGGATTCCATGCTGCCGTTGACCGATAACGTCGAGATCACAGGCAACAGCATGGCGTTTCCCCGGGATGAGACCACACCCTGGGGAACCAACGGCATTCGCGCTTACTGGCAGGGCGAAGCAAGTACCGCCATTCCCACCAAGCCGGTCCTGGGGCTATCAACCCTGCGCTTGAAAAAGCTGATGGCGCTTGTGCCCACCACCGACGAGTTGCTTGACGACGCCAACGCACTCACCAGTTACTTGCCTGAAAAAGTTGCAGACTCGATTCGTTGGAAAACGAACGAGTCCATCCTCTTTGGAGCCGGTAACGGGGTTCCGATTGGTGCTCTGACTGCAGGTGCGACGGTAACCGTGGCGAAGGAGACAGGTCAGGCCACGCAAACGCTCGTACCTCAGAACCTGGCCAAGATGATCTCGCGTCTGCCGCCCGGAAGTTTTGCCGAGTCCGTGTGGATCGTGAATAACGATGTGCTTCCAGCACTCTTTACCCTGACGCTGGGTAACTACCCGATCTATCTGCCCAACGGCCTGAATGTTGGTGGCATCCAAGTCTCGCCATACGGCACCTTGCTTGGCCGCCCAGTGTTCGTCTCCCAGCACGCCAACAGCTTTTCTAGCCAAGGCGATGTTCTCTTGGTCGATCTGTCTTACTACCAGACCATCACCAAGGCGGGCGGTATTCAGACGGCCACTTCCATGCACCTGTACTTCGACTCGGATCTCACGGCATTTAGGACCACCTTCCGTATGGATGGACAGTCCAAGATCTCTGCGCCGATCTCGCCCGCAAAAGGCAGTGCATCGATGTCACCGTTTATCCAACTGGGCGCGCGATAAGCGTCCCCATCAAATAGGAGATTCACTATGCTTCCCAACGCAAAAGGTAGCGAGCAACTCGCCGTGCTCGCATCCATCGATCCCGCTAGTCAGGCCGCAGGCACAAGCAACTCGGATTGGGTG